GATAAATTTGGATCATTTGGGTTTGTATTTTTAATAGATTTATAAATACATTCTTGAGCTAAATAATCTACCTCATACCATTCATTATTATCAGTATCAGTAATGTCTAATATACCTATAATATTTTCAGTATTAATATTAACTGTTGAAAACTGTTGTGGAGTACCAAATGAAAATGTAGTTGTATTAATAGTCGATGATATTGATTTTCTTGTTTTTTTCAACAAAAAATATGTTGGATTACCTCCAGAAGTAGAAAAAATTGATACTTCGGTTGGATCCCCTGAACTTGAGACTGAAAAATCGATTGGATCTTCTATTAAAAAATTAACATTGGGTGATGTAGATGATCTAACAGTTGAATTTTGATTTATAAATAAAGAATAATCAAAATCAGGAATATAAGTAGAACCTGATAATTTAGCAGGTACTTGTTGGTAAAATGAAATAGGTGCTGTTGCTACTTGAGTTACATTTGGTTTGTAACCAAACATATAAGCTAACTCATATAAATTATTTGTTTGACGAGCATATTGCACATATGTTTCTTGAATCTGATTGTCAAGATAAAATGATAAAACATCACCTACATAAGCAGCCATCTCCATAAACATCATACCGGGTGATGCTGGAGTAAAATCATTGTAGGTTGTAGGGAAATAAGTTTTAGCATAGTCTACTAAACTAGCTCTTAATTCGCTAAAATCCCTATTAATATATTGTATATTTTTATTTTTTGTGGCCATTATGTAAATGCTATTTCTAATGTATCTGTAAGACCTGTATCGGCAATATTATATTTCAAAACAACGTTAATTTGATTAATATCTGGTAGTGAATCTATATTTAGTGAAAATATTATAACATTAGGAAAATATAATCCTATTTGATATTGGATATCTTCTTTTAAGGATTCTAAATTATTTTCGGTAATTTGTTGAAAAATATATGCTCTTAAATCACCTCCAAATGTTGGATTTAAATATCTTTCGTTTTTATTAGTTAAAAAGAAATTAATTAAATTAACCTTAATAGATTCTTTAGTAGTATAAGTTGTTTTAAATACACCAGGAGCATTAAAAGGAATAGACACACCAACACCTGTACCCGGTCTGGTGTCTATAGGAAATATTTTCTTTGCTCCGAATGCCATTATTTATTCATTAAACCCATTATTGTATCTAATCCTACTTCACCTGGAGGTAAGGTTCCATTAATATTATCGGTTGGTTGTGGTTGAAATTCATTTACATATTGAGATGTTGCTGCCCCTCCATTTTGCATTTCACCTAAAATACCACCAAACATTGCTTGTCTTTCGGCAGCGTTTAATTGTTTTGGTTTGTCAAGGTGTGGTTGAGCATAAGTATCTCTTATACTTTCGGTTACAACTGTTTTAGGGGCGCGTACGGCTTCCAACAGGATATCTTTTAATTCCTCTTGGATAGCTTCTCTTACAGCGTCCTTAATAATTTTTTTAAATTCTGATGGTTTCATTGTTTATAAATATTAAGATTAATAAGCTTTTAAATTATCTCTATCAATTATTAGTTTTAATTCATTAATTAGAGTTTGATCATCTGTTGTAAATGATAACTCGGTTTGTATTAGAGTAATACCTTGTTGGTTTTTACCAAGTGCACGTCTACGATTTACAGTAGGTGTGTAAGGTATTATTTCTATTTCAATTATAAAACCTTGATAGGTTGATTGATTTTCGTTTTGATTGGTATTTACCTGTAATTGAGCATCTGCTATATCTTGAATTTCTTTTGATATAGGAGCTAGGGTGTTGTTTGGATCACATTTTTCTAAGAATATGTCTATTGATTTTAATAAAGTTGCAGCATTTAATATATAACCTCCTACAATAGATGCTACTAAAGCAGCACCCCCAATAATTGAATTTAATTTCTGTAGTCTTGAATTACCTTTATCATCAATAAGAGTAGCTTGTTTTGCACTATTTAAAGTATTTAAAAGTGGTGGTAAAGTAGCGGCTAATGGAGGAAAGGCTACTGCAGCTGCTTTTGCTGCTATTTTTGCAAGTTCTATTCCATTTAAAACACCCTGTAATATATTTAAAAATGTGGAAACACCTGTTAAAGATATTGTTATAGTATTTAAGGTTTTACCTATTTTATTTAATTGATTTACTATTAAATCTCGTTGTTGTCTTATTTTATCTAATGTTGCTTTATCAGGACAAGTATTTTGATCTAAAAATTCTTTTATGTAGGTTGCTATTAAATTTTTTAAGGCAGGTTCAATTATTTTTTTAACTTGATTTCCTATTACTAACAACAATAAAGGTAATTTAGCAATACCCATTGCCTTTAATTCGGAAGGAGTGGCACTTTCAATTTGTTTAGCATCTACACTATTAATATCCTGTTGATCTAATATTAATTGATCATCAGATGCTTTTTGCAATCTTTCTTGTTCTTGTTCTTCTGGAGTGATAGTCATTATACCGTTTTAGAAGTGTTAGATTTTAGTTTTTCAAGATTACCTTGAATTACTTTTAACTGTGATGATAATTGATCTGCGGCAACATTTAAAGGAACAATAGGGGTTCCGGGGGCTGTTGATATAATAGTAGAACAAACTTGCAAAAATGCACTTAAACTATTAATTAATATATCTAAAGTAGCAATTGTTTTATTACCCAATAATAAAGGTTCAGTTGCATTTTTTGAACCTAAATATACATTTCCTGATTGTATGGTTAAGGAGGGTGTGTCTATATTAACACCATCTATAGCATTTAAATTAATTGATTTTTTAGAACTTAATAAAATATGATCTTCAGTAGTATTAAATACTAAACGACCTGAGTTTATAATAACTTGTTTTCCAGCATATTGGTCTGGGGATTGGGGTGAGTTGGATTTATAACTAAGATAATTTATAGATGATGCCTTTAAAGGTATTTTTTGAGTACTTGAAGCATATATTGAAGAATCATCATTATTGATATCCTCTACGGTTGGAATCCAACCTTCTTCTGTTTGAACACCTTGACCATTTCTAATAATTAAAATTGGATCCCCATCTGTACCTACTGTAGACCAATTATTTGGTGTATTTTTTACAGTAGAACCTATACGAATTGAATTACCCCATCTACCTTCTTCAAGTACATCACCTTCAAAAGGTAATAATGGATGAATATTAGAACGTTCTTTAAATGTTTTACCTAAAAATATTTCAGTTGATTGATCTGTTATTCTTCTAACATTACCTGATGTAGTTTGTGCATAATCCTTTTGCTGTGTAGGAGGTAAAGCATTAGGTGTAGTTGGGAAAGCATTATGATGTGGATGATTCCAGAGTGAAACTATATTAATGTAATATGAAATCGAATTTGAAGATATAGTTGCAATGTCTGTATTGGGAAGAGAAAGTATATAAACAATCTCATTAATTAAGGGTAATGTTTTTAAATTACCTGTTAATGGTCGAGCTATGGGTAATGAAGGAGAAGGTAATGGATTAATAACATCCTCATATTCAATAATTCCTAAACCATTCCACTCACCTAATTCTTGAAATCTTGGGTGATTTTCATCTAAAACAATACTTAATACTCTAACAGCTCTAATTAAATTAGCTTGGGCAATAGCATTTGCTACGTTAAATCCATTATTAGCGTTAGCATTAAGGTTTTGGTTTAGTGCTGAAAATCCGTACTTAGCCATTATTTGTCTCCTTTTAACTCATTCATTGCAGATAATAATTGTTCTTTTTCTTCATCTGAGATTGTTAAAGTACCATTTGAAGATTGAGTTTGCATTGCACGTTGTGCTAAGGCAGCCATTTTAATTAAAATATCATCATTTTTAACACTTATATCCATGTATTCCTTAATTAAAGGAACCACTAAAGTGGCATCACCAATATCTGAGATGAGTGGTTTTAGCTCATTTATAAGAGCTGTTACTTGTTGGTCTTTTTTCTTTTGGTTATTGTAAATTTCCTCTAATAAGTGAGAAAATTTTTTCTTTCCAAAAACGACATTATCGAATTGTGACATAAATATACAATTAGTTTATTATAAATATTAAAACTAAAAATTTGTATATCCATGTTCTAAATAAAATATGTAATTTTCTTTAAAGATGCTATATAGCTGATTTGCTATTTTAGTAATTTTGGGAGTTTTAACATCTATTATTTCACGGATATAAATATAAAGCGCCTTTTTATTAAATATATCTAAATTTTCTCGGTTTCTAAACAACTCAAGAATAGCATCTGCTATCTTAGCATCGTATTCTTTTGGGAATAATGTGAAAATATTCTGACTACAGTGTTCTGTATAGATATCTATGAAATGTGATAAACGATCATTATGGGATGATTCATCTATAATATAGGAATGATTTTCATCATCTTCAAGAACTTCAACAGGTGCTGTATCTACACGTTTTTTATAATTTTTCTGATTTGATAATATTAGATAACGTTTAGCTATAGTTCCAAAATATGAAAATGCTTTAGCACCTTTTGAAGGATCAAATAAATGTATTTTTGATAAAAGAAATGTTATTACCTCATGTTGTAAATCCTCAATATTATCAACCTCAGTATAATAAAATTTAAAAGTATGGATAATGTTTTCAGTTAATTTAAAAAAACCATAATGAATACTATCATTGTATATTCTACTTTTTAATTCAGAATCAGTAGTATTATTATAAAGTACAATAGCATCCTCAGTTGCTTGAGTGAAATATTGTACTCCTTTTTTTCTTTTTTTAACTACAACCTCTTCCATTATATAATATTTTTAATATTGAAAGAATTTAATATGGTTTGAATATTTTGAATTTGAATAAAGAAAAAACCTACCTCATCATCAGATTTAAAGCTACCTTTAGCATCTACTTCCTGCATTTTTTTATCAGACATTTCAATTATGTCGGATATTTTATTTAGATAAGCCATATACCCTGATAAGATATCTTCTTGTTTTTCGTTTTTTCTTAGTAGGTTAAAAGTTGTATACCCTAAGGTAATAACTAAAACCGATAATACTGTTATTATAATTATCATAAGTTGTCTAATAAAGTTTTAAGCCCTGCATTTTTCAATGAACCCAATGCTTTCGATTGAGCAGATTGTTTTGAGGGTGTTTTTTTATTTGACTCCAATATAAAATTTTTCTTTGGCTCATCCACATTACCTTTAAATTTAGGTAACCATTCACGTTCGAATTCAATACGAGCAGCCATTAAATCGGCCTGGTGTAGTATAAATGGTAGTGAGGTTCGTGGTTTTTGTTCTGGCATGAATGACATAAGGTATTTCTTATTTGCATCATCGTATAAACCGTCATGAGTCTGGATTGCTATCATTTCATTGAATGTATACGCTACTCCATGCGATTGTAACATAAATAATCCACGGTCAGGAACAGAGGCAAATGGTACCTGGGTATTGAATTTATAATCCTCTCCTAGTTTTTCTCGTCTCCATTTATCATCTTGAGGAATATAAGATTCTTGTGTCTCATCCCCCATTTTACCCAGGTCATGATTAAGGGCAGAGAATACAAGTTCTTCCATAGTAAAAGTACTCATATCAGCTCCCTCTTCATCCCAGAGATTACATTGTTTAATAGCACAACGAATAACACGATTAACATGTTCTAC